CCACACTCTCTCCAATGGCGAGCAATTATGGAACGCATTAACATCCACCCAAATGTGTTTGATATGGACTTCTCGAACTATGATAAGCATCTTCATGCTGAACTCATGAGAACAGTGTTCAATATTATCAGACGAGTCATTCAGTCCAATTCGCCTGATGAATGGGATGAGGCCAGGAGAGTGCTAGCAGAAGAGTCCATCGAAACATTCGTAGTAGATTATGATACTGTATATCGTACGCGTAGAGGTAATAAAAGTGGTGAATATTTAACCACCGTTGTTAACTGTATCGCGAATGATGTGCTATCATTCTATACTTGGATTAAAACTACAGACAATCGTAGTTTAAACACTTTTCGAACCAACGTCTCAACTATCACGTTTGGTGATGATAAGATCGAATCAGTTTCAGATGAATTCGCTGATCAATATAATTACTTTACTTCGAAAGAGGTTATGGAATCAATTGGTCATTTAATCACACCTGGAGCTAAAGATGGTATCGAGAGGAAGTTTTGTTCCTTAGAGCAAGCTCAGTTCCTTAAGCGAGGTTTCGTAAATTTTGAAGGAATGGTGGTCGGACCGCTATTACAACGATCAATCGAATCTCCTTTTGTTTGGACTCAAATTGCAAATTCCGAATTTGCAATCTGGAAAAATCTCGTCGAGCAACAGTTTTTCGAAGCTGTTCTCCATGGACGAGAATATTACGATTCGTTTCGTAATAAAATTTCAAAGTGCATAGATTATGATCTGCGAGCTGAATTAAGTAGCTTAACAGCAGTTCCGTATGAAAGTGCACTGACGTCGTATCGCTTGCGATATTACGGTAAAGATTCTCACATATAATGTCGACACAAATTGGTGATTTGATCTTTGAAACGAATTCGACTTTGCTTCAAGTGCTAGATACGCTCGACGTACCTACCATTGCTGAGAGACTAGATGCAACAAATGAGCGTTTAGATGAGGTTAACGATCAACTCCGTCAATTAGGCATTATCGTTGATACTAATCAAATTGCGAACAACACATCTTTTATCGCAGTTAACACTAGAGTTGATACTCTTCAGACTGAATTTACAGTTCTAAATAATCAATTCCTCGCTATTCGTAGTGAAGTTGATAATTTAAGTGTTACGACTGCTGATCTCGAAGCAAATGTTGCAGGACTATCAGATCAAGTGACCTCATTCGGTGCAACCATTACAGGTTTGCAGAACCGAGTTACTGCCCTCGAGAGCGCAATTTTTGGATTAAATTCTTCGATAGTAAGTCTTCAAAACCAAGTGACTTCTTTACAGGGAACTGTAAGTTCTCTTCAAAGTTCTGTGAACACGTTAGTAGCTAACCGTTTCCGTGATAATTTATTATTTCGAGGAAACGAGTATATGTTTACTTGGCGTGTTGGATCAACTACCTATTTTCGCCGCACAACTTTCTCAGGCGGGAATACGCAGGGAATATCCGCTAACATTGGATATAGCGCGCAAGTGTTGGACTCGCAAACCGGCACAACCACAACTCAAACTGTGTTTTTATGTGCGTCGTTCGATACGATCAGAACAAACGGAGCCTACAACTATCCCATCACTCAAGGTCCGGTACAATACTCGTATTCATCTACGGGTTTAAACTCGCTTAGCGGTTACATCACAGCATTATGAATCCCACACAGAACATAATGGTTTTCGACATGCCACGGCGCTTACGTGCTGGTTTCTTGTCCTTAATATCGGAAGGTTCAGATCCTTCGATCGAAAACGGAAATATCATCTCCGAAGTTGGCGAACCCATACAAATCAAAACGCCAATATATGCAACTCCATTTCTTGCATATCAACTGCGAAAACCACGTAAATATGTTATACCCGATCACAATTTTGGGAAGATGTATTTAGGTAATGCATTCGCAGCTTTCCTGCCGAGAGTTATTTCTCTGCCTGCAATAGGAACGTCTACCGTTCTTCAACCAAGATGTACCCCTGAACAAGGTGCGCTTATGGATTTATTCAAATATGTCCATGCGAATTTTCTTTGGATCATTCATATTCCGGCTCCACTTGGAGTGGGAGTTCTTGTCGAGATTTATGCCCCTGAGTTAGACTCGACCACATCAACGAGATCAGTTAGATTCCGTCCAGCTGGATGCAATACCATCGCATTATCAGTTCCATGGAGTAATGATTTATCAGTCGTTCCAGTCAACTCCGCTCGAAAAGGTCAAAGTGGAGGAGCAATAACCATTCGCGTTGTTGAAGACAACACAACTGATACAGTGAATACGCCACTTAATGTGACGGTCTATCAGGCTGTAGTTGATGTAGCATTGACAACAAAGGTTCCAGCAGAAGTCGAGTTTACATCAAGGAACGGATTGTTGTTTAGTCCTCAGACTCCACCAACTGTGGCACAGTTTGAACATCATGGAGATGAAGACCAATCCACAGAGGTCAACGCTGAAGGATCCGCCCATCTATCAGAACAAGTATCGATTGATGCTACTCCTGCTACTGAGATTGCGCCAGAGGTTGAAAAGCCTATGGGTAAGCCACCAATTCCAGCAAGAGCTACGGCTACTCGAAATCAAACGGGAGCCGTCGGTACAAGATGGTTTGAAAGTATGACTTTCACAGCTGCCGCTGACAGATTGATGACATGGCAGAATCTGACAATTGATCCTCGAAATTTAACAGCTCGAGGTGAGAATATAAGTTTAGCTTATAGACGTAACGTGTGGGTTCAAGGATCACAAGTTGCCGGATATAGCCGAACTTTAGCTACGAAATTTGTAGTAGCAAGACCTCCACAATTATCTGGAGCTATAGAGATTGCAGATTCTCGTAACGACTCATCTCGGTACATCGTTGAATTCGGTGGTAATGTCGAAGTGCGCTTGATGCCAAGAAATTTCTCTGGCGCAACACCCCAAGCCAGACCACGATATTACAATAATCGATATTTGCGCACAGACGAGGCGATGGTTGATTTTAGACACCGACTAGTTGCTTTCAACCGAACAGCAGATGCTGCTGATATAACAGTCCGTGTTTTAGTCAAAGTTGGCGAATCATCTTTCCATGTACCAACAAAACCTCGACCGAATAACAACCAAACGAGGTGGCTAGTGGATCAGCTTACAGAGTTCACGACGGCAAAAGATCTTCAGATTTTAGCTAACGAACCCATTGTGGGTTTCGTTCAGCATGGTGACGACGAAGGCGATAATACTTTCGATTCGACGATGAAAATTGCTCCGTTACCAGCACTCCTCCCATACATGGGAGAAGTAAATGATGGCGAAGCATTCAACGAAGACATCGATCAAGACGACTTCGCAGTAGAAATCTGGAGTGGAAAATTGCCTGTGGGATCGATTGTAGCAATTCCATTAAACATGTCAGTAGCACCTGATTTGTCAGGCACAGGTGGAATGAGCACCATAGCCCAAAAATTTGAGAGAAATGCCCACATCATACCAACTGGCAAAGGGGCTTTCGGACCATCTATTGGCACTTATACCATTGAAACTCGTCTACCAACGACAATTAGTGGTCAAATTGCTCACGTCAGCTTACCTGGCGACATGGTCGATGAAGCAGCTGTTTTTGCATTCGGTTTGGGTAGCCTACTCAGTATGGCTTCGTCAGCGATTCAAGCGATTGGTGGCCCTACGTTAGGGGCAGCGCTCAACACAGGAAGAGCAATCTTTGATGTTGTCAAAGGTATTGGAGGGAGCATTATCTCAAAGAATAAATCGGAATCAGTGCAACAACCTAGCGCTAGTGGTCCGATTGACATTTCGAGATTCGTTAACTTCTTGAAACCAGTTCTCGAAAATGAATTGGCTGATCCTACATTTGGGTCTCTCTTAGTCCATGCCCGAGATTTCTTAGGAATTGATGGGACTCCGATCGAAGAGATTCCAGCCCGAATTTGGGCCCGAATGGATAAGTCAAAAATTGAGAGATCACTTTTCAATCGTTTGATAACACCAGAGAATACGATGGTGAATGAATTGCGTATTCCATATGACCGCTGGTCATACATTGCTGATATGTTCGGAGCACATCCCGAAACATTCAAAACTGGCACACATCAAAACCAATGCTGGTTAAAATTCATCTCGTGCATTAGACGAAATGCACTAAAAAGTGATGTTACATCATTATCACTTCAAGAAATTCTCAATTATGAGGTTTCTCAAGAAGATGAGTTAGCACTCGAAGATATAATGTCTTCGAAGCAGCTCATTCTTCAGCCCTAAGGGCGTTCATTACGAGACGTAGTCTTTCTGGTCTTAGACCAAGTACAACTTTTCTTATGCGTAACTACGTAATGAACTGAAACAACGAAGCGTTGTTTTAACTTTTCATAAAGGCCCTTACGGCCAATGAAAAGGATTTTTTAAAAGCTTCTTAAGTTAATGCCTTCAGCATTAACAAATGAATAAAG